CGACGGCACCCAGTCCTTCTCCCACTTGCGCCACCACTCGCGCTTTACGATAGAACCAGCCTCTGCCGTGGGATTTTGCATCCACTGCGCGTTCCACTTGCTTGGCGGTAATGAAGCCTTGACCGATAACAACTCTTCTTTTTTCCAAAACTCAGGCCACAGAGGGGTATCAGATTCGGGCATGATGGCGGGAAACTCGATTACCTCCCACTGGTCTGCGTGGTCATCACCCTGCTTCTTCAAGACCTTGGCAACCAAGTCTTTTTGTGACCATCGGGTCATTACGATAATGATTGTCCCACCCGGCTGTAAACGCTGCCGAGGGCCAGATGTGTACCACTCGTAAGCCGATTCCATCGCGGTAGGCGACAGCGCGTCTTGCTCTGAGTGCGGATCGTCAATAATAAGAAGGTCAGCGCCTCGGCCCGTGATGGCTCCACCGACGCCTGCGTAGAAAGATTCACCTTCCTGATTGGTTGTCCAACGACCCGCCGATTTGTTGTCGGCCTGCAATTGCAGCTCGGGAAACACCTGAGAGTAGTCATCTGAGTCGATGATATTTCGCACCTTTCGACCAAACCGAACTGCAAGCTCGGCGGTGTGTGTGGTCTGAATGATCTTGAGATCACCCTTGCGGCCCATCATCCAAGCAGGAAAGTAGGTGCTCGCAAACTCAGACTTGGAGTGGCGAGGGGGTAGGCAGACGATCAGGCGCTTGAGCTTGCCCTGTGCGATTTTGTTGAACTTGTCGCCAATGATTTTGTGATGACGGCCCAAGATGCACTCAGGCCACATATGCTTAACAAACTCGATGAAGTCGTTCTGGCACTTGTCCTGCTTCTCCATCTGGTCATAGCGGGAGAGCAGTGCCAAGGCTTCGTTCTGATCTTGCTCCGATAGAATCTCAAAATCTTTGAGGGAAAGCTCAGACATTTTCCCAAGCTTCCCCTTGGAACAACAAAGCCTCTGCCTCGCGCCTTCTTACCAAGCCGTCTAACACCTTGCCGCCAGCTTTATTCCAACGCTTGATTTGGTGCGGCACATCCGCCATATCGCCTTCGTTGAGTCGATTTAATAGCGTGGATGACTTCAAGTTTGTCGGGCCAAGGTTGTATGTCCAAGCCACTAGCGCGTCAAACTGACTTTGCGTCAGCTCCGCATCAACCAGCTCGTTAACGTAGCCCTCAAACTCCTGCAAGTCATCGACCAACATATTGTCAGCGTCTTGTTGTGTGCAAGAGTCGCCCTCGTTGACACCTCTTGTGTGACCATAACCGATAGTCCAGACGTTGGCTGAGCACTGATATGCTTGTAGCTCACAGCCCTCGAACTTTTTAATCAGGGATATCCCCTCCTCGCTGGTCACTCTCATCATCGAGTTCCTCGTCCAAATTTTTGTAATATTGTACAATAGTGAGCACTTGGCGGATATATCTTTTAACTTCCGCCATGTTTGCTGATAGGTTCTCATAACCCTTTGTCGATAAGCCATAGTAAGCGTTTGTCGGGGCGTTGCCCTCTTCAAGATCATCAAGATATTCCTGCATCGTCTGAGGCGTAAGAACCTTCCATTCGACAGGCAGCGTGGATATAGCGTTTGGCAGTGCAGGGTGATATACGGCTGCTGGCGTAATGACCGTGACAACCTCGACAGGTTTGGTCTCAGGGATGTATGGCTCTCGACCTATTAGGCCGCAACCACTAAGAAGCAGGATCGGTAATAGCTTCCAGATCACTTAATACCCCCTTGGTGCCACGGTTGATAATGTTTTCAATCAGCCCCGGCTTGCGTAACGAAAGCACATTCATATCGTGCTTTGCGAACTTTTTTCGGATCGACTCCACCTCTTGCTGAGCTTGCGCGTTAGCAGCCTGAAGCTCGTTGACTCGATCCAGTATGCGCTGTTGGCGCTCTTCAGCCTCCGTGAGCTGTTGATTCAGGCTAGATATGCTGCCCTCCAAGACTAGCTGGTTATCTGCCGCTTGACGTAAATCCATGGCCATAGCTTGCTTTTCAGCCTCTGTTTTATCTGCGTACATCTTGAACGCTCCGACAGTAGCCAATAAAGCAATGCCTAGAACCCCTGTAATCTGCCACATTACGGCTTCCTGTTTGACCACGCTTGAGCGCCAAAGAACGCAGCTAGTATACCCGCAACCGATACGAAGTAGACTGCCGCCATATCACCTAAGATAGATGCAGCTTGAGTCAGCCCGAAAAGCTCTGATGCCACGACCAAGCTGGGGTATAGCAACATCCCCCACAAAGCAAACCATGACATAGCACGTTGTGCGTCGGCTCGTTCATGATGCAACCGTAGCTCCAGTAATTCTTTGCTAGTTTCGATCTCTTCATCAGAAACTACGCCATCACCATCAGCGTCGTATTCGGCGTATTCACTACCTTCCTCTAATCGCTTTGCATTCATAACTACGGCCCAAACGCTTTGATAATTAGAAATATGATACCAATAGCTACGCCGCCCCCAATGACGAAAGTTATCAACCCAACCGAAATATCATGAATCAGCTTTTCACGCTCTTTGCGCTTCTTGTTCAGCATAGCTTGGTGAGCCTTTCTATCTTTTTCTTGTTGAAAAATCGCGTCATCATAGGACTTCAGAAGCGCCGGATCTGCGACTAAAAGCAAGTCACGCAGATCTTTTTGATATCGTTCCTGCGACCTGCGAAGCATTTGCAGCTTCAAAATGTCGTTTTTGCTTAGAGGGCTGAATGTTGAAGACTTGCGGTCAACCTCAAATACGTTAAGCGCCTCGCCAAAATCGGACACCAAAGCCATTGCCTGATCGACATTGGCCTTACCTTCATTCACATTTTGAATGACCGTATTGATCTGCTGGAGCAACATGCCAGCGGCTGCAACAGATTCAATAATCATGGCTTACCCCATAAAAAACTGCGGCAAAGCAGCCGCTGCAATCAATGCGTACAGTCCGTAAATAAGATTTTCTAGGTGCTTAAACTTAGCAGAGCCTTCTGCAAGGCGCTCTTCGATACGTTGGTAGCGTAAGGCACACTCACGCTCATGCGCGTTAACTTCGTTCAATGCTTGTTCGCCTTTGTCGCTCATACTGATGTATCTATCCTTCGTGTTTGGGCAAGGGGCGTAGCCTCAATCTTGTTGCCTTTCTGTGTATATAAAACAGGTATAACCGTCTCCACCATATCTCTTACGGTTTCGCCATCCGCACCTGTTCGTAGGCGTTCTTGCTTTTGTACTGCGACTTGCTTCCAACTAACTTGAGCAGTGTCGCTAACTGGCCCTATTTCCATCTTGCTGTCCCTCAACAGGAAAACAATTGATATTGGCAGCTACCGTCCTTCGTTCACCCTCGCCTTGGAAGGGATAAACCATGTGCTGCATCCATGATGGGAACATGTATAAGCGCCCCACCTGCGGCCTTACTACGACGTTCTGCGTAGGTTTAAGCCGTTCTCTATCCCATGTGCTGCTCTGTCCATAGTTGAAGCAGAGACAGCCATCTGACTCACCAGAGGCGTTATACAGCCCAAACTCTTGCGATCCCGGCCTTGGCCCCTGCACTATCTGAGGCGGCACCTTAGTCCATGTCGTACAGCTAATGCCCATCACCGTTTTCGTGCCGTGATCGTGGATCGGGTTGTAATCACCCTCGTAGCTATGCACTGACCATAGCTCATCTATTTCCACGTTTCTGTTACCGTCCAGCGCCTGACCAGATTGGGCCATAAACTGGTTGATATAGGTCACGCCCATCTCGCACAAGAACCTAGAAAACGGTGTCAGCCTTGGATCTTCGTGATCCATTACTAGCTGCTCGCCTGTCTTGATCTGGCCCACTAGCGTATGCGCTGCGCTGACCTTGTCATTTTGTGTGACTAACTCATCAAGGTAGTCGTTACACGAATCAACAAACTCTGTCGGGATGTCCAGTTCCATCAGAAACACTGACGGAAGCGGGTGCATCATGTATTCGATATTAGCCATTTACGACTTCTTCAGTCTCTTCCTCGCCTTCTTCGTCCTCTTCTGGCTCAACGAGTTGCGCGTCAGCTTGCACCTTAATCTTCATCATCAAAGGCCAAGTGCCTGACTTACTTGGCATATCACCAAGGATCGCTAGGATTGCGTTGATCTCGTTTTCATTCAGTTCGATTTGCACGGTCTATTTTTCCTTATGGTGTATATGCTTTTGCGGCTGCTACAGCAGAGTCAATGGCGGTGAAGTCTTCTGACCCCCAATCATCTATGGCTTTGCCGTACTCTAAGTACCCAGCACTACGCAAAACCTTCTCTTGCTTTTCTTCATTGG